CCAGGTTCAATGAGAACCAGATTAAAAATACGAGGTATGTTGATACCAACAGCGGCGACACCATAAGTAGCAACAATGATTTTATTTGTGCTGGTTGCAATTTCATCATATTCTTCTTTTCTATCAACTAGGTTTGTAGCACCACTGACAAAAACACTATCGGGTAATCTACTAACAATCTCTTTACCTGCATTCACTCTATCAACAAGGACCAACACATTACCACTTTCTTTGATTTTAAGAATCAATTCAGAGATAGCATCAAGTCTATGTGTATCCTCAAGCAAATGTTTAAGTTCACTTTGATAGTTAGTGAACTCTACTTCATCTTTCAATTGCACAATGTTCACGTGACATTGTGCTAGTACACCTTGATCTTGTAATTCACTTGCGCTCAGTTTACCGATCAATTGACCTAGACTAACATAGATTGACTGTGCTTCATACTTTGCTTTAGGAATAGTTCCCGTCAACCCCCAACGAATGGGCACTTTAGAGAATACACCAGTAAGCAATGTTTTGAGTGCGTCTGCTTTAGCCATGTGAACTTCGTCAACCATAATACAAACAACACCTTCGATGAAGTCTCCGATCTCTACTTCTGCTTCACCTGCTTTTGTTTTCTTAAGCATATTGTTAAGACTTTGCCAAGTACAGATAGTATGTGTTTTGTTGTACTCTTTACGATCACCAAAGTATACACCAACATCTAATCCTAGATTAATGTAATCTGCTTCTGTTTGTGTTACTAAACTCTTGTTCGGAACAATAACAATACTACGACCATATTGTTCTATGCTATAACTGAGTGCGGCAGTCATCAACGTTTTACCTGCACCTGTAGCAATCTCTTGCAATGATTGTGGATTCTTTAAGAAGCTGTTAACGATACTGATTTGATAGTCACGTAGTTCAACTGGTTCACCTTCTTTGGGATGACCTTTAGGCCAATTCTTGTGTTTGAATGTAGCCTCGGACACTTCAGCAAATTCGAATGTTGTTTGATAATCTCTAGTATCATCCAATTCAATATCATATCCTGCTTGATCCAATAGTGGTAGAATCTCAGGTAATAGATTAATGTATGTGCTACCACCTAATGCAAAATAACTTGCTTTACCATTCCATCTGCCTAGTCTGACAGCAGGCAAATAACGTGCGCCAGGTATCTCATATTCAAACATCTTCATCAGTGTCTTGCGATCACCTAACTCAAGTCCCTCAAGCTTGACATTTACTTCATCTCTAATTACTAATTTACATTGTTTCATTTAGGTCCTAAATCTATTGGTTCCGAGTTTACAAATCTGATTGTTTTAAATAATTTCATGGGTTTTTCATTTGATAACGAGAACACACCCTTCTGATATACTATAACAGGATTGTCATAGTTAATCAACTCATTAGGATTTTTACATATATTGAGCAAAGTCTTATCAATGTCGATTGTATTTCTAGTTAAAAAGGACTTTGGTTCTGTGATTGCATCACATCCAAATTCTTTTAACCAAGTCATTATTGTATTTACATCACGTATTTCTGCTTGAACTTCAAAAGTTGAAGCAAACTTTATCTTTTCCAAAGACTCTGTTTCTAAAAAATGCGTAGTGACCGATTGATCTACATTGATCCCATATTTAACCAAGGTAGCTACAGTTTTTAAGTTGTCGGTAAGCTCAATATCCTTTATTGCATTGTATAGAGGTTCATTGAGTGCGGCAATGTAATAGTGATTGTTCTTATATACTAACGTCGGTACCCAATATTTAATAGATTCATATTCGCTAAGACTGTTGATTATTTGTGTAACAGTATCACAATAATTTAACACCTCATAATAGTCTGCGGATAAATACATCAACTGTTTTAATACTGTAGGACTATAGTCAGCTTCGTGCTGTCTTTTGTCTCTATGCCATGTTAAGGTATACAGTGATGTTTTTCTAAGTGCTGTTAAAAAGTTTTTATTATATGGCGAACGAAAAATAATTTTATTATTTTCTATAACAATTGATGCACCGGTGTATTCAGGTATACTAGGTACTACATGCACATGCCATGACAACTGTAGCAAATTTTCTATAACAATTTTGTGATATAAAAATTGTCTCTTGTATTTACCTACAACCTTTTTAAATAACAAATCTTGATTACTTGTAATTCTATTATATTGAACCGTGTAAAAGGTTAGGTTATTTACAAACTGCTCATCATATCTACTCAATCTGATATTAGATATCATCCATGTAGCAACGTCATTAAGTGTTTTAAAGTCCATCTTGTAAGTATAACAGGACACTTGACAAAAAGCAAATCAATAGGCAAAAAAAGGGGAACCTAAGTTCCCCAAATGCTCAAGGAGCATGATGAAAATTTATCGAAGAGGGCTTATTGACATTGCCTCTACGCACACTGCAGGGGTTAGCCTTTCATGCAAGTTGCTTTAGCAAGTTCGCGCCAGTTAGCACTAATCTTAACCAAGTCAGCAACCTTCAAGCACATACGCAAAGACACTTCACGCAATTTGTTGTGATTGTTCCAGATGAAATTCATGATTTCGTCTGTCTGCTCTTGTGTGAAATCGTAATCAGCGAACAAGCCACCATCAGCATCACGATGCACTTGCTTGATACGCAACATTTTGTCACGCTCTGAATCAACTGTCAGGTCCAGAAAGTGACAACGACTTTGCAATGCATCCAAGTGAGGTTGCATTTTAGATGCCTTCTTATTATCAAACGATTTGTTTGTAATAAAGATGATAGAACCGTTGAAGTTGAAACTATTAGGGATACCTTCTTCACGCAAGATACGTGAATCTTTGTTCCAAGAAATTCTACGAGTCTTACCTGAATCCAATGCACCTTTCAGTACGTTGATTGCATCCTGATCTTCCCAGATATCGCAATCGTCAAAAACGAGAACGTTTTTAGCATCACTAAATTTGTACAACTTAGCAAACAAGCCGATGCCTGACATAGCACCTTTGACAACTTCAAAGCGAACTTTCTTACCAGCAAGCTTGTCAAACATACTTGCTTTTTCCATTTGCAAATTCACACCATGTGACTTACCGATACCAGCAGGACCTGTCACAATCATAGCACGAATATCACCACTGATACATGCCTTAGACATTTCATCAAGAACTGCAAAACGATTAGCAATGCGGTCCATTGCTTCTGTTTCTGATTCTGACACTTTTTGTTCTGTCACTTGTTTGCCGCTCAAAAACTCAAGCGAATCTTGATTGTCAACGTTAACACGAACCTCTGAGGGACGACCGGGGAATTGACCATCATTCTTAACTGTCACAAAACCACCTTTAGAACCCAATTGATAACCTTTGACAAGTGTAAATACCTCACCTTTAACTGTTTCGTTACGATAAGAACCTGACAAAATGCGAACTGTAGACATAATTTCTCCTGTGTGTTAATGATTCAATACAAGTATTGTAGCACAATACCCATTTATTGTCAAATTTTAAGCCGCTAATCTTTGTAGCGTTTTTGCAACATTGTCTTGAACTAATTGTTCAAATCCTGCTTGTGTTACAGGGTAGCCCAATTCTTTCAAATGCTTTTTGATATGGGGTTGCATGTAACCTTTAGACTGCAAGATTGTGAGTGGGGACTCACCTTTTTCTAAGCGACCAAAATATTCCTCAACTGTGAAGTTTTTTGTAAGGAATGTAAGGAAACTTGCTTTAGAACCACGAACATATTTGAATCGGGCTACAAACTTGCTAGTACCTTCGGGTGTAAAATAGTTCACATATTCTGTACCTGAGAAACTGTCTTTGTTAAACTTAGTCATATTTGCTCCTTTAGTTAACTGTCTATGTATGTATTATATACCCAAAGCCATTTATTGTCAAATTTTGGCTATCAAATTAGCATGAATTTGATTCATTTCCGATTGCTCTACATAAAAGTCGGTCCTAGGGTCATAATATTGACCCTCTTTGTTGTCATAATACAACACTTTTCCGGAGAAGTTGAAAGGACCTTCTAGACCTTGACGAGGGCCATACTTAGTACGCATTTCATCCATTTGATACTTGTCAGCAACAACTTTGTAACCCATAAACAACTCCTAGTTCTCAGTGTCAATACAAGTATTGTAACACCAAATCCATTTATTGTCAAATTTTGGCTATATCAAACAAATTTAAATTTATCAACTCTTAAGTATTCGTTACCATCACGCAAGCTTTTTCTGTAGTTGCCGGCAATAGTCAACTCAGTATCATTCAATGTTTTATCCAATAACGAAATGAGTGGGTTATGTGGCTCGATACTAAAAGTCACTAGATTGTTAGATGAATCACTGAACCAGTATTCTTTGCGTTTGGCTCGTCTGTTGTTAACTGAAAGTTGTTTAATGAATTTCAATTGTTTAACAGTTACTACATGCAGGTCATTGATCCGTTTAACTTCTTTGTTATATTCAAATGACATTTTTTCAAATTCAACGTCATATTCATAAAACTCAGGCAAACGATATGCTAGCGGCAACATAGACTCTTTAAATGTTTTACCATCACTATGAATGAACGTGTTTAAGTCTTGTCGGAAAGGAGTAAGATTAATGTTCTTAAGCTTCCACACCATGATTTTCTTACTATAGTAATCACGGATAACATTAGCTTGTGCAATGTCATCCTCTGTTACTAGCCTAAACAATTCACTGTCTAACAGTTTAGTAATTGTAGGGTGTAATCCAGGTTCATCTCTAACTTTACGATATCGTGCCCAGCACACACTTAGTGCAAGAAGGTCTTGGCTGATTTCATAGACTTCATATTTTTTAACATTGCTATTAAGTCCTTCACGCAAAGTATTCCAATCAAGTTCAATGCCACTTGTAGAAGTTAAACCACTCGGTGAAATTGTATTCTGACTTGCGATTTGCCAATTGTTTGTGTAATTTACTGACATGATTATCCTATTGTAATATCTTCCATGCCTGCTGTACGCAAGCGAACAATGTGTCCCATCTGCCATTGTTTGGCTTCAAGACCCTTTAGTATGCCTAGCCATTTATTGCGTAGTAATGCAACTTCGTTAATCAATACTTCCATATCAATTACTTCATCTTCACCTTCAGCATACTTTTCAGCATCACGACTAGTCAATGCTCTATTATACGCTTCTAAATATTTTTGAAAATGTTTTCGGCGAATTTTCCGTAATTGAATGTTAAGATAGTTCAATACAGCTTCAATCTCTTGTAATTGGTTAAAACGATGTTCTGTAATACCGGGCAAAGCGGCAATGTTCTTTTCAACATTGCCGTAAATTTTTACATCTTGCTTTGCGCTTGTTATCTCTGCTTCATAGTGAGAGATAAAATCGGGTAGTACTGAAAGGTCCGCTGTTATGCGACTATACCAGTGTGCCATTTAATCCCAATCGTCAGTGTCTTCGTCATAATCTTCGTAGTCATCTTCAACATCATGTTGTTCAGCGTAACCCTTTAATGCAGTTAGGATTTCTTTATCTCCCCTAAATGCATCTTTAATATCATCTGCTTCATAATTATTATCAATTAGCAAATTTATTAACGTATCAGCCGCATCACTACGTTCATTTAAATCAATATGAGAACGCAGTGCGTCCCATATTTCAGCAGTAAAATCTAAACTCATTCTGTAACATCCTCCTCCGATGATACATTACTTATCTTTGTTGTTGATTTTTGTGAATACTCAGTCATAACTTTATCTAAGCATCCGTCTGTATTTGCTTCCCATGCTTTGCGAAACTTCTTAATGATTTCACCATCAAGTGTTGTATACACAAGACTGTTGCCTTCTTTCTTAACAAGTTCAGCCTTCTCAATCATATCTAATAGACCTGAGTAAGGGCTCATACCTGTTTCATAAGGAATCTTAACTTGTACAGATTCAAATGGTTTCGCATAACGAGTTTTCATAATCTTACATGCCGCACGAATACCTCGCACATCACTAATCTTATTACCATCTTCATCTTCTTTAAGTTTCAATTTCTTCATAGCAACAACAATACTTGATGCGTAAACAAAACCTTGACCGCCTGAGATTTTATCATCTGGATCAAACATATCTTGTGAAGCGTATGTGTGATTAGTAGCGACTAAGCCAACGTTGTGACTACCAAACATGTTAACACAGTTACGAACAAGTGATGTTAGTGCTTTAGGCTTACGACCCATATCACCTTTCATGTCACCTGCTTCAAACTGATTAACGTCAGTTGGTGTCAATAGCATACCAAGACTGTCAATAACAAACAATACTTTAGGCTTATCTGTTTCAGGTAGTGCTTTGTATGATTTCATAAATTCTGAAATTGTTTTAGCTACATCATCAATCATAGCCATATTCAATTTTAATAATTTATCTTCTGCGGTGTCTACATCTAATGCATGTAGCCATGCTTCATCCAATGCGTTTTCCGAGTCAATGAGAACTACATAGATGCCTTGTTGTTGTGCGTGTCTAACAAGGTTTCCTGAGCAGATGAATGATTTACCTGCTCCTGACTCTCCGGCAAAGACAGTAACTTTACCAAGAGGAACGCCTTTATTAAAGTCGCCGCTAATGAGATAATTGAGAGCATAATTTCCTGTCGAGATCCAATCAGTAGGATCATTAAATCCTATTGATAGACCTTCAATACTTTTTGTAATGTCCTTGCGGAACTTACTAATGTCAAAAGGTTTTCCCATTTTAATTATCCACTTCCATACTGAGTGCTTCTTTGATT